TTCCACCCAGCGCAACCCCATTGGGTTGTCGTCGGCGTACTCTTTGAACGTCTGCACGGCGGGGCTGTTGAGTTTACTCAACGCCACGCGCTCCATCTCCTTGGCGCGGAACTGGTTAATCCTGCCGACGTGTTCCGCAGCTTGCGGGAATGTCATGCGATCAAGGCTCTCAGGCCGCACAGCGAGGCTAGGTGGGAGACCCGCGCTTCCAGCATTTAGTGCGTTGTAAAGCTCGTCCGTAAAGTGATCGAGGTTTAACCCCTGATGGTGGATGCCGTAAATGTTGTCTGTCACAGGAAGTTTGGCGAGCCACGGCATGGCCGCCAATGCTTCACCGCGCAAGTCGCTTCCTGCGCCCGGCATCCCGCCCGCACTGTTGGGGGGAAAGAGAATATTCCCGATAGGGCTTTTAATCAACTTACTGTTAACCATGCGGTCCCACGCTTCTGGCGTCATGTGGGCATCGTAATGCAAACCACGCGCAGCAAGATCGCGCAACGGATCACCCGGCGTGCCAAAGTCGTTTTTCAAGTATTTTGTCAGGGCGCGTTGAAGCCATACAGGCGCTGATGTAAGGTCTGCGGACGCGAACGGCCTGTCTGCCTCGCCAAATCCTTCGACTATTGCGTCAAGGTATGATGCGCTTTCGCGGGCTGCCGCTTCGGGCGAGTTGTTTCCGTGGATAATCTTTTTATCCACCCACCACTGGCCGCCTTTGGGTTTGACAGCGAAGGGCGGCAGCCCCGGCCCCGGCGCAGGGAGCGCGAGGGGCTTCGGCGGCGCAGGGAGCGCGAGAGGCTTCGGAGGCGCGGGTCGTGCGGCGCGCACGTTCGGGACTGTGAAGCTGGACGTAGGCGGTGGAGCGGCGCGCTTCTTAGCGGCCTGCGCTGCTTTCCGCGCAGCTTTAGCGGCGAGGCTCGACAGCCGACCCATTATCTAACGGCCTTCTTGGCCGTCAAAGCTGCGCTGCGCGCTTTACGGGTCGCCGTACGGGCAGCGTTACGGACACCGGGAACTACCACAAGAGACGGCAGCGCACTGGCCGCGTCGACCATGCCTTGCATCCGAGCCGCTTCAGCGTTGTCTTCAACGTAGGGATCGAGCATCTGCGAACCCTCGCGCATGCGGGCGTAATCAGTAAGAGCGGCTGGTGCAGGCATCGCGCCGTAGAACAAGGTGTTAAACACAGCGCCATACGGATCGTCTCTGACCGCCTCGTAACCGCTGCGGGCGAGATTACCAACGTCCTGCGCAACGCCCATGGGCGTGCTGCGCTGGAAGTAGTTACCAACAGCGCGGAGAGCGCCGGGCGTCTCGCGGACAACAGCGGCAGGGATTGCTTGCGGTTTGTGGAAAGCTGCGGCGTATCGCACTGGCATCTGCACGTCGTCCGGCTTACGAGCGCCGACACCGCCAGCACGGCGGAAACGATTTTCGCTCGACCGCACGCCAGCTTCCACGATTGCGCGGTTGTTGCCCAGTGGCTGCAGATTGCGGCGGATGCGCTCAACTTCTTGGGGCGAGCGGCCTTCGACGTTGCGGGCAATCCACGCAACCGCGTTGGCTGGCGTGATGCCGTAGCGGTCAGCCAGATCCGCAGCAGCACCAACGAGGTTGTTGGCTTGGCGGCTGGCTGCCATGAGCGCGTCGTCGTACCAAGAGGTTTGTTTCTTGCCGCTCATCGGTCAGCGCATCCCGTACTTACGTGTGAGACCACCCAGCGCTTTCTGCACTGGCTTGCGGATTTTCGTGCCGTCGGAAAGGATGAAGAACTCCGCGTCCTCGTCAACGACGGTCGGCTCTTCTTGCATCGCTCCGATGTTCTGCGCGCCGAAACCGGCGTAGACTAGCGGGTCGCGGTATTCTTTCTGTTTGTCTGCGAGCCAGTCGATGGTTTTGCCGAAGCGCGACGTTACTGGGTCCGTAAGACGACTAGCCGCGCCAGCTCCGCGTCCGGCGTAGTAGGCACCCTCGCCAACAACGCGCGGCATGCTGAGCGGGATGGCCGCCAGATTATACCCGCTCAGGTAACTCGGAACGTCCAAAGACATTGGGATCATGTTGAGGCCGATGCCAGCGATACCGCTGGTCGCCGCCGCGCCGCTTGTGAGACGCTGCAAACCGCGAGGCTCCCACGAACTAAGGTTCTGCGCCGAGAGTGTGTCCAAAAGATCCGCGCCTGTCTGTGGCGCGTATTCAGCAAGAAGCTCTTCCTTGGTCTTCGGCGTCCCCGTGACCTTGATTTGCGCCGGTGCGCCTTCAGGAGCGCCCATGCCTTCTGCCAGCTTTTGACGGTAGCCGTAGCTGGTGTTCACGTTGTTGCGCATAAGCGACTGGAGCTTGCGCAGCTTCGTATCGACATTAGCGTTGGGCGTCAGGCTGAAGGTGCGACGGATTTCACGAATGTTGTTCGCGGCATCTTCGTAACTCTTCATAATCTTGGCGTAGCTGGGTACCTGCTTAGCGATGTCGTTTCGCACCTTGTTATAGACGCCAGTCGCAACGCTAAGCGCGGCGCGGTCACCGTTCGCGGCGAGGCCATCTATAATACCGCCGATGTTTTGCTTCAACGCATCCATGCCTTCCGGCGTGTGATACTGCGCTGGGTCTAGCTCGCGCCACTCGTCAATCTTGGCCTTAATCTCGTTGTACACCTTCGCAGCGGTCGGGTTACGGACCTGATCACCGAAATAGGCGCGGTCGCGCAACTCGGCGAGAGTGCTATCGATGCCGTCGAAACTGAGCTGAGTAGCGTCCCTAGCAACGTCAACCATGCCGTTTTTATAGGCCAGCGACGCAGCTTCCTGTTGGCCGCGCAGCAAGTTTTCCGCCTGCGAGACGATGTCGTCAATGTCGCCACCGCCGCGCATCTGCTCGACAAAGTTAACCTCGCGAGCTGTGCGTTCGCCAGCGCGGCCGCGCTCAAAGCCAACATCAGCCGCGCGGATAATACTCTCTCCGCCAGCGCCCGTCGTCATACCAAGCGCGGTGCTGGTCACTTTACCAGCACCCTTTCCGGTCACCTTAATCGCAGCAGGGACCGCTTTAGTGACGATGTTTGTCATGGCCGTGATTGGGTCGACGTTGCGCGCAACAGCACCAACAAATTGCTGGGCCACATCGGCGCGGCGACCGAGTTTGGCAATCTTGGCCGGAAGGCCGAGCTTTGTGACAGTACCCGCGCCCGCAGTAAGCACGGTCGCAACGTCGGCCAAGATGCTGGCTGGGTTGTTCGCCAGCTCTTTCTTGAAGCCTTCGATGCTGCCGTACTTGTTGGCGTAATACTGGCCCAGTGCGTCGGCGCTGCTCTCGTCGAAGTCAGCCACGCCCATCTTGCTGAGCAGTGCGCCACCGAGTGAGCCGATTGACTTAGCTGTCTGAATGGGGCTCGTGACAGCGTCCCAGATGCCGCCCAGTTCGTCCATAGTGCTGCGCGGAAGATTGATGAGAGCGCTACCGAGGGTTTCACCCCAGCCGAGGCCATCGCCGTCACCGCCCGTGCCATCGCCACCCGCGCCGGTGCCAGTTGTACCGGCCGCCGCTTCGTCTTCTGGCTTTTCCAGTCCTTGGTACACGGCAGCCCCACCAAAGGAGGTTTGGCCCTTTGCACGCATTTCGGCTACGGTGTTGGCGGCGGCTTCTGCTGCCGCTGGTTCGAGGCGCAGACCGTTGGCGTCGCCAAGCTCAAGGATCATCTGTTTGTAGACAGCTGGGTTGTAATCTTCGCTGCTGGCGTACGCGGCCAAAGCACGCTCGTTCTCGCTCGTCATCCAACGCGGGTTAAGTTCGGGGAGGTATTCCCCGAGTTGAGCGTTAATTTGCGCGGGGCGGTAGCCGCCCTCCATCAAGCTGCGGACGTTGCGCTGGATGCCGGTACGCACGGTATCAGCGCGGCGCTTGAGGTTGGCCAAAGCCGTTTCGGGTGTCACGCCCGGCGAGATGGTAGTTTCGGCGTAGGACTGCTTTTCGTTGCCCGTGAGCGACGCACCGAAGAACTTGTTCCGCGTCAACATGTCGAGAAACTTCATCTCAGACCAAAAATCAGCTTGCCCCGGTGTCCCGAAGTCGCTGTTTACGCGCTTCTGGATGACGTTTTCGATTTCGCCGGGGAAATCAAGTACCGTCCCAACATAGTCTGGGTCGAACTTGTTGATGGCCCGCATCAACTTTTCATAGGCATCGACGTCTGTGATCAGGCGCGTCTTGTCGTCGCCAGCAAGGGGTTCGCCCTTCTTGGCCTTTTCGAGTTGGCGCTGCAAATCTTCGTTTTGCAAGATTAGACGGTCAAGCTGCGCCTGTGCAGTCGGCGCGATATACGGCAAATCTGCCTGCCCGCGCGCGATGCTGGTCTGGCCTTGCTGAATGCTGGTCTGGCCTTGAGATATATTAGTCTGCATCCCTTGCTCTTTGAGCGAGGGACCGGGGCGCTCCCACGGATCGCGTTGTTGTACCATTAGCGAACCTCCTGCCAGTTGGCCTTGTTGTACTCGTCACCGTCTTTCGTGGCGTTAGTGAAGATGTACACTTTACCGTCACGGCCTGTTTTGGTCGTCCCAATCTTTGGGGCTGGACGTTGAATGACTTCAGCCGTGTCAAGATCCACAACCTCGCCTGTAATCGGACTGATTGCGGTACGACGCGGTCTCGGTTTTAATGCGGCTGCAGCGCCGGTCAAATACTTTCCTTCAAGAGCGGCCATCTGCTTGGCCTTCTCAATCTCGAGGTTCGAGAGCATCTTGTTCATGTCGGTGTCGTACGCGCGGAGGCTCTGGGCGTATGAACCAACGCCGCGCAGACCGCGCTTCACAGCGCCGCCGAAACCACCGTCGTCGTCTTCACCCGGAGGGGACAGCATGCCCATGCCGACTTGAACGAGTAAATCGTTGAGGTCCGGCTTGCGGTAACGCTGCTGGATGTTCTGCGTAATCTTGTCGTACAACGCGCCGATTGATTTCCGTTGCCCAGCAAGGACGCCTGCGAGGCTGTTCGGATCGACCGAAAGATCCGAGGTTTCTCCCTCGTCCGCGTCGGGGTCCGCAGGTGCGTTCACCTCAAATCCCGTGCCCCCATCGCCTAATCCGCTCTCCATATTGCGAAGATGTTCTTGTTGCCACGGTTCAAGAGGTCCGCCCTCGCGGGGTGGCGTTACGGCCAGCGACGAAGTCTCTTGGCCGGGGATAGCGTACCCACGTTCGCGCAGGAACGAGTTCGCGGCTTCTACGTCGCCGTCGAACTGCTGCACCATCAATTCGTAGTCTTGCGGGGAAAGCGCGTATTGCATGATTTACCTCCCTGCAGTGCCAGCAAGCGTGAGCGCCGCACCAGCGACGTTGCCGAGCATGCCGCTCGACGGGCTCTTGTTCGTCTGCTGCGACACCTGACCTTGCGGGACGCCGCCAGCAACGCCGCCGAACGTCTTTGTCATCTGATCGATCTGGCTTTGGTCGTAGCCCGATGCGCGCAGGAACTCTTGGTATTGCGCGTCGCGCTGCGCCTGATCCAGCGCCTGTTGCTGGTTGCCCACGCCGGTGACGGCTTGAGCGCCCGCGAGGCCCTGCTGCTGTTGCTGCTGTGCAAGTTGCGCCAACTGGCCGGATGCGGCCATCTGGTTGGCCGTGTCCTGACCGTACATGTTCGCGACCTGTCCGGCCAGCGTTGACATGAGCTGCTGCTGGTTCTGGCCGATTGAGGCGTACTGACCACCGAGCTGGCCCATTTGCTGACCCGCGTTGGCCAGAACACCCTGCTGCTGGAAGCCGAGGTTGCCTGCGGTCTGGGCCAACTGGCCCATGCGCGCACGCTCTGCCTGCGATGCGCCGAGCGCCTCGCTGTAGCCTTGCGACAGGGCCTGCTGTTGCTGCTTGGCAACACCTTCCTGCACGTCGCGGAGCGCGCGTGCGGCGTCCGTCATCATGCCCGACGGAGCGCCCGTCGTGCCAGTGCCCGGCCGCGTTGGGCCGCCCAGCTGACCGGCGGTGATATACTTGTTCATGATTGATGGCATCAGCTGCTCTTGCAGCGTGCGCGAGCCCAACTCGCCGTAGCGGTTGACCACGTTCTCCATGAACGGGTTCATGAACTCGCCAACGCCTGCAGCCGAGGACTGCGCGGCCTGCCCGAGGAAGGGCATCGCCATGTTGAGGCCAGTCGGATCTGTGCTGGCTTGCGTCATCTGGCCAGCCTGCCCCAAAGCGCCGTAGGCAGGCGTCAAGGCGGAGGTGTTCATGGCCTGATTAATCATCGGCTGGGCAGCGTTAAGGGTCGAGCGGCCCAGCGTGCCTTGCAGCACATTCTGTGACTGGTTGAGAGTTGGCTGGTAGCCTGTCGCCGCCTGCTGCGTCATGCCGAAGCCCTGCTGTTGGGTCGGGGTGAACCCTGCGATGCGCTGGGTGGCGTCGTACGGCGTGAAGGGGCGGGCCGAGACGGCCTGCTGGTTCGACAGGATGTCCTGCGCGTAATTGCTGTACCACGACGGCGTCGTGGTCATCGTGTACGTGGTTTGGGTCTTAGTCTTTGCCATTAGATGCGCCCTCCGGCCATATATTTGTCAGCGGGCTTGGCGTCGTGGCTGAACTTGCCCTTTGCCAACTTCTTACCCTTATGTTTGCGGATTTTGACGCGCAAGTCGTCGAGCTTCTTTGCGCCAGCCTTTGAGGAGCCGTCGCCGAGCAGTGCGACCGTTTCGGCGTCGATAACATATTCACCGTCGGACAGCATCGCTGGGATTTCGTCGCTGCGCCCAGTGCCGGGGCCGCGAACGGCAAAGCTGTCAACGTCACCACCACCAGCGAAGCCAGTGAAGTAGCGTTTGCCGTAATCAGCCATAATGTTTTCGGGCATCGGCGAACCAGACAGGCTGGCAAGACGGAAGCTGCTGGGGCTCGTCGCGCTGAACGATGGGCCGAAGAACTTTTCGCGAGCGACGGCCTCGTCTACGGCAGCTTCCTTCGGCTTCAATGCTTCGGCAGCACCGGCGGCGAGTAACCCGCCAGCGAGGACGGCGTGCTTGTTCTTGAGGCCGAGGTCTGTGCCCACTTTGCCGAGGAAGCCGATGTCGCGGTTCCAGAAGTTCGGCTTCGCAACGGGCGCTGTGGTCGGCGCTGTGGTCGGCGCTGTGGTGCTAACAGCGGCCTGTGTTGAGGGGGCATTCGCCCCGTAAATGAGGTTGTTCACATAGTCAGTGGTCGAACCGCTGATTGACGCGCCCGGTTTCATGACGAAGTTTTGCTTTGGAGCTGCGGTAGGAATATCCGACGGCGCGGTTGTCGGCGTGTCGGTTGTCGGCGGTGTTTTAGGGGCAAACTGACCGCGCAGGAACGTGGTGCCGCCCGCCATGAGGGCGGCCTTCAACGGGTTCTGGCCGGTAGCCGCGCCGAGCGCGCCGCCGATAATAGCATCGCCTAGAGCCTTTTGCGCGACTGCCGAGGCACCCTTGTTGAGGATAGTGCCGCCGATTTTACTCGCAGCACCTGCGCCGCCAAGGCCGCCACTGATACCGCCAATAAGTGCGCCTTTAAGGCCGCCGCCGCTGAGCGCGCCCATGCCTGCGCCCAGAGCGGCACCGGCTACGGGGCCGATACCGGGGATGAAGCTGACTGCGATAGGGGCGACCGCCTTGAGGATTTTTCCGAGTTTGCCGAGAAAGAACTCAGGCATGCCGGTTTCGGGGTTGATTGTAGGCTCGCCGTACTCGGCCACCATTTCGGCGTACTCTTCGTCATTGACGTGGACGAGGCGGCTGTCGCCGTTTCGACCGGCCTTCCTGACCGCAAGCGCCTCGTCGTGGAGGCCGCCCTCGGCGTAGCCCACGGCCCCGCCTTCGTAGAGCATTACAGGGAAGCGGTTAGCAGAGTACATCAGCCTTGTCCTTCGAGCATCGGGTAGGCGCGTTCCGCCCACTGTCGCCAATCGTTGAATTGATACGGGTCTGGGACAGTGCGCTGCGCAAATGGTGAAGCTCGCAAAAATGCTGCGGCCCACCCTTGCCATTCGCTCTCGTCGGTTAGCTTGCCAAAACTCCAAGCGTCTCCGACAGACAGCACTACACTATCCGCCCAATCTCGTAAAGTCATCCCGACAGGATTGATTGACATTATCCAATCACCGTTCCGTCGCCCGGCTGAACGTGCGCAAGGACGAGGCCCATCTGGTAGTCACCACCGATACAGTTGCTCTCGAAACGGAAGCGCAGTTCGCGCCGCTGCTCCTTGAAATAAATTACCTGTTCTTGCGGCGTCTGCGGGGTTTCGACAATCGTTTTAATCTCACCGTTCACTTCTGGAGCGCGAGCGTTGGCGCGGCCCATGGCCTGCACCGTCATCGGGCCCGACTGTACGAAGTCAGGCTCCATCATCAGCACTTGCATGGCGCGGTTGGTCTGGCTCATGACTGGCAGGGAGAGATCCGCCGTCTCGAAGTAGGACTGGATTGGGTTGACGTTGAGGCCGTCGACCTCGTCCGTGCCGACCTCATGCACCCAGAACTTGTAGGGGTTGACGAAGGTCAGGTCGAACGTGGCGCTGCTGCCAGAGCCGCCCGTCACGGTGACAGGGCTCTCGGGTGGCACGGGATACAGGCCCGCGTTCGAGACGCTCACAGTCTGGATCTCGCCGCCGGTGTCGATGGTTTCGACCGTGAGCTGCGCTGGGATCGTGACTTCGCCGCCGACGACAGTCAGCACATCGCCAACGACGTAGCCTGAGCCTTCGTCGTCGGGCACTGCGTCGACCAGTGTGGCCTCTTGCGGCTCGACGCCGGACATGAGCGGCTTGCGGAAAACTGCAGGGAAGATGCCCGCGCCGCGTCCGCCGTTCGGCAGCGCACAGTCATACCATGTGTTTTCGCGCACGTTGAAAATTACAGCATGGTTCGGTTCGAGGCTGTCATCCTTCGGGAAGCACCACCAGATCTCGCCGAAGCGCGGCACCTTGAAGCTGAACACCTTCTGCCGCTGGGCATAGTTCAGGTTGTCGAAGAAGAAGTTGATGTTCATGTTGTTCTCGATCTCGCGAACAACGCCGTTGAACATCAGGAAGCGGTCGGTGCCAATCCAGTAGAAGACGCCGTCGTACTCAATCGGCGACTGAGACGAGAGGATGGACGACTGGGCACTGATTGTGTCGAACTGGAAGGCCGCCGTTGTGTCGCCAGTGTAGGACATGCGGATAAGGCTGTCGGCCGACCAGAGCAGGCCCGAGGGGCTGTTGCCGGGGCCACCGCGCAGCGGCATGCCGCGCACAATCTTTTGCCCCGTGACGTACGCGTTGCCTGCGCCAGATCCAGTGAAGTCTGTCGGATCGCCCGGCACAGACCACATGACAAAGCCGTCGTTGCCGAAGGCCACCGTGTACGGGTGCAGGGCGACAACGCCGCCTGTGAGGCTGTAGATTGCTGGAAGGTTGGTGACTTCGGTCAGCGCGGAGGTGCCAAAGGCGTCGCCGGTGAAGAGCTGGCCGCCGTCGCTGTTGCAGATGCAGTTCAGGTTCGGCGCGACTTGCGCGAGGATCTGGAGGCCCGAGCCAGCAGCCGTGTCAACGTCGAACTGCCATAGGTTGGCCTCGCTCAAGGCCAGCGTGCTGGGCGTACGGTCAGTAATGACGCTGGTGTTGTAACCACCGTCAATGAAGAACCGCTCGACAAGGTTGGCCGAGCCTGCGTGGATGTAGGTCAGCAGGTCAAGGGTGTACTCGTGCAGTGCGCGCGGCAGTCCTTGGAGGAACTTGTTGATTGACCGATAGCCGCCAATCTTGCGCGGCAGGCCGCGCTGGAAGCGCACCCACTGGCCATCGACGTACTGGTCGCCCTCGAACTTTGTGCCGTCCCGCTTGATGCCGGGGAGTGATTTAATCTGGACGATATTTTCAGCCATCAGATGTCCACCGTTGCCTCAATGGTTACGGTCCATGTGTCGAGGACCGTTGCCGTGCCAATCTTGCGGACATCGAACGACAGCGTAGCCGTCTCGGTGCCGAAATTGGCGGTTTCCTGAACGTACCAATCTCGGGTCGTTCCGAGGGACAACCATGCGCCAGTCGTGCCGCTTGTCAGAGATCCCGACACAAGGGTTGCGTAGACCTCATAGTCGCTGGCAAAGCTGGTCGGGGTGACCCACTGCTCAAGAAGGTCGAAGGGAACACCCCCGTTGGTCCCGTAGACGCTCCCGTTGCTGTTGATCCGGTAGTAGCAGGTCGCGTCGTTTGGCGAGAGTTCGTACGCGCTTAGGCTAAAGTCGTTGAAAGTTACAATCACGGCGCTTGTGCCGTAGAAGTTCGAGATGCTGATTGTGCCAGATGAGGGCACAGCACCGTTAGTGCCGGTGGTACCAGCGGGCACATAAGCGCCCCCAGCGTAATAGTCGCCAAGCGAAGGGGCACTCGGGCCCCCGAACTCACCTTTGATGTCGTTGAGCGACAGCGGGCCGCTGGTCGGGAGCGTCATTACACCGATCCGTACGCGGTGACGTTGCCTTCAGCAACGATGTTTCCGGTGCTGTCAATCCGCACGATGGTAGCCGCGCCGTACTTGACGTACAGGTAGCCACCACTCTCCACGATGGAGAAGTTGGTCGTGACGAGGTTGCCCGCGTTGGTAGCGTTCGTTGCGTTTGTTGCGTTGGTGGCATTTGTCGCGTTGCCCACTGTCAGGCTAGACGCGGTGCCGGTAAGACCGGTGCCCGCACCGGAGAAGGACGTGGCTGTTACTGTGCCTGCAACCTGAAGAGCAGTTGACGGAGAGTTGGTGCCGATCCCGACGTTACCCGCACTCGTGATACGCATCCGCTCGGTGCTTCCCGTTGCGAAAATCATGTTGCTGCTGGTGTCAACAACTAGCCAGCCCTTTTCGGACGAGTTGGCGTTGTTGACCCACTGGATGAAACCGCCGACGGTATCACCAGAGTTCTGGCGGAGGACGATAGCGCCAGTCGTAGCAGCGGTGTCTTGGAGGAACCGCCCACCGCCCTCAACGTCGAACTTGCGTCCCGGATTGCTCCGGCCGACCCCGACGTTGCCGCCTGCTTCATTTAGCGTGATTGGGCCCGAAGATGCCGTGCCGTCAGTGCGCTGGGCCTGAAGGAAAGCATGGCCATCAGCCGAGTTGACGCCGACTAAAAAGCCGTAGGCGCTATCTGAGTTCGTGACGTAAAAGGGCGCACCGGTCGCGCTGCCAAGAACAGGGGCGTTTAGGAAGCCGCCAGCAGTGACCTGCAAGCGCGTCTTTGGGGCGGTTGTCCCAATCCCGAACAGGCCGGTGGAGCTGATATACGCCCGCGTAGACGCGTTGACGCGAATGTAGAGATCCTGCGCATCGTTGTAGAAACCAGAAGCATTCCCGCCCGTGGCAGACGAGAGGTTGAGATCTCCGCCGCCACCGATAAGGACGTCACCTACCAACGACAAGTTGCCGACAATGCTCGTCAGCGCGCCCATGGACGTGATGTCCGTGTTCGCGCCAGACTTAGCTGCGCTGATTGTCGTACGGACGCTCGCGCCGGTTGTGGCGGTTACGATTGCGTCGGCGAAGCTGGTGATGCCGAGGCTCAGACGAGCGCCAGAGGCAGTCGTCGCACCCGTGCCGCCGTCGGCAACAACTAGCGGGGTTGTCAGCGTAGTCGGGTCGGATGCGAGGACAAGCTCGCTGCCGTCGCAGTAGTAGATGCCCTTCGCGCCCTGATTGACTTCCACCGGCGTGCCGCCGCTGGTCTGGACGAAGAGGCTGAACGAGCCAGTCGTTGCGTTGTTAATCCAGTATTGCTGGATGGTCGGGGGCACGATGATGTAGGCGTCGCTGGCAAGCGTGCCTACGAACTTGTACGCAATGCGGTTCAGCTCAGATCCGGCGAGCGTGTAGTTGCCGCCGGTGACGCTGATTGACGTGTAGTCGAAGGCAAACACGGCTTGCTGGCCGAGGCCGATTGTGTACCACTCTGCGCCGTCGGTGATGACCGTGGCGCTGTCGCCGGGGCGCAGCGTCAAGTTCGCGCCGCTGTTGATTGTCTCAGATCCAGCCGGTTCGACAACCAAATCGCCGCCGCCCTCGTTGCGGACGAAGACGAAGAAGTTGTTTCCGGCCGACGCGGCGGTCAGCAAGTTGAGCGTACCTGAACCGGTGGCGTTCCAGACGAAGGCGCTGGCGCGGTTCGAGGTGGCCACCGTGATGCCGGTGGTCGAGAAGGTCGTGACTGGCAGCGACTGCGAGAGCGTGCTGTCCGTGACGGTCAGGCCGAAGCCCGCCAGCGAGGACGGCTGCACCGTGGCAGTCGACGCGCCGTAGCGGAAGACGCGCCACGTCCCTGCGGCCGTCGTGGTCGCGGCCAGATAGACCTGCCACTGTTCGCCGAAGGCGATAGTCGCGAGAGTGTTGCCTGCGAAGTCCTTGACGAAGAAGCTGCGCGAGCCGCTCAGGTTGTTGAAGAGGATTGTCTGGCCAGCACCGGTCAGGGTGGCGTCCGGCAGGACGATGTCCCAACCCGAAACGTCGGGCGTGACGTCGAGGATGCGGGCAGCAGGCGGCAGCTCTCCAGAGCTTTCGAGGGGCCATTCCAACTCGATGTCGGCGGTTAGCGCGACGGCCAGATAGGAGACGTCGGACGGGTAAATGGTGTTGCCACCGAAAACGGAAGTGTATGACACCTCTTATGCCTCCTTGCGTACAGCTGCACGATCAAGGATCTTTGCAAGATCCTCGCCATTGAGCATCGCAGCGGCGCGGTCGTAATACTGCTGCCACGTTGCGATGCGGTCGTCGTTCTTCAAGAACGGGGTCGCTTCGAGCAACGTGCCATACAGCAAGAGCTGTGGTGCGTATTCTGTCAGCCAGTTGGTTTGGATGCTGTCGTCGAGCAGCGGGGGCAACTCGTAATACAGCACCTCAAAAGGGTACTCCTGATCGGGCGTTGGCGCAATCAGCCAGTTAGAATAGTTGTAATCGGCGTAGAACTGCGGCGTGTCCGTCTGGCTCTCATTCGGCCAATAGGCGCGGCAGTACTCATAGTCGCGGGTGAAGAGCGATGTGCGATCCGCCAGATTGGCCCCAGTGCCGATGTTAATCGAGACCGTGTCGCGCCAGCGGTCGGGCTTCGGGTAGACCGACTGCCCGACCGTCAACGTGTCTGTGACAACAGCGATGAAGCCTTGGATCTTCAGTTCGCGCGAAATCCGGCGCTCGGCCAGATTAATCAGACGCGGGATCTGCTCGTAGACGACAGGGTCCGAGGCATAGGACGCACCACGCTCAAGGTAGCGTCGCACGTCCTCCTTCAGGGTTTCGAAAGTCATCGTCGTAGCCATAGGCCGTCCTTATAGCAGTTCTGTAGAGATTTAACAGCGTCTCACTTAATCAATTCAGGAATAGCAGCTGCGATTGCAGCGACGACGGCAAGGATTGCGGCCAGCTTGCCTTTCCCGAGCTTCTTGGGTGCGTCGCCGTCCATAGGCATGATTTTATTTGTGGCCTCTTTGAGGGCCGCATCTTTGACTTTCGAGACAAGCAATTTCTTGAGGTTCATGGTAATCTCCTTACACCCAAGCGGCGTATTTTTTGGTCTTCAGTTTGCGGTCATCGAGGCCGTGTGTGCCCCCGTTGATACGCTTTGTCAGCGCGAGGATTGCGGCATCGTTGATGCCCTGATCGCAGATACCCCACAACTTGTTCTTGTCGAAGAACCACAGAGCGCTCTCGAAGCAGAGTTCACCGGCCACAAGGTCTGGGTTGTCCATCACGTCGGGACGACCGATATAGTCGGCGAAGGCTTGGTAGTTGGCCTTCCCGGTGAGTTGGAGGGCACCCCTGCCCCGGTACTTCCAACCGTCGCCGGAGGCCTCGTCGCCGTTGGCCATGCGGTTGGCGTAGACGCGGTTGGCGATGCGCTGCGGCTGGCGTTCGTAGTTCTTGGCCATGCCTTCGGTCGGGAAGTACTTCCCGAAGATGCCGCGCAGGCCCTTCCAGCCGTAGTTCAGGTTCTCGCTGAACGCCTTGAAGTTGCCGCTTTCGTGCGCCGTTTGGGCAAAGAAATGCGCGGCCCGATTGGGCGACAGCTTGTAGTAAGCTGCCGCCGCCTTGAGCGTGCCGGGGCCAAAAGCCCCGTCAGCCGTTACGCCGATTTTCTTTTGTAGATTAATTAGGCTCATTTCCCTGCACTCCGCCAATCTGGAAAGTCGTTTTCATCAACCACGCCGTCGCCGTTGATGTCATACCGCAGGTCACCGCGATACTTCTCCCAAGGCTCCATGTCATCGTCATCATCGTCGTCAGGAAGGTCTGGCGTGTCGACGGCAGTCGTGCCCTCGTGGCCCATAGGCTCTGTTGCCTCCATCGCGGGCGTCAGGTCGAGTGGCGGCAGTGGTGCTGGCGCAGGCTCTTCTGGCTCAGGGTCATTGCGGTCTTCCGGCGGTGGCGGAACCAACTCGCCCTTCATGCCCATCAGCGTGGCGTAGGAACCAGCCACAGCGCCGACAACCGAGGTCATCACGTACGACAGCAAGCCGAACACGTCCTTGTTGTCGATGATTTCGTTCGACACGAACAGGCCCGCAATCATGGCGATGGTAATCGTGCAGATGACAAACGCCATCGTGCGGGCGGCCAACAAGAGCGCCTTGATGCGCGCATCCATTAATTTATCTTCCATCATCAGTCCTTTCCGGCCAGCGGGTTTGCCAGCGTCTTTTGAATACGTTCCGCAGTCTGGGCTTCAAGTTCCTTGACCCGACGCTGCTGCTCCTGATCCTGCTGGCGCAGTTGCTCTATGATAGCGCGCTGCATTGCCATATTCTGCGCGTCGCTATTCCTAACGCTACTCGACACCGCGTCAACCGTCTGGCGCGTACCGCTGACGCTGCTGGAGATCGAGCCGGTCATATAATTCAAGGCTTCGCTGTTGATTTTGGTCAGACGCTCGACGCTCGTGACGCGCTCATCCAACACAGAAATGCGGCTTTCAATGCCCGATAGGTCTGGCGGCACATAAGCCGCTGTGACTTCCTTCATGGTCAGAAACTGCTGGTACACCTGAAAGCCAGCCCACAACCCACCAAGGACTGTCGAAAAGGCCGCAAAGATAATGGCGATTTTACCACTGCTCAATTTACCAATGCTGAAGCTGAAGCCGCTCTCGTCGAAGGCGACCTTGGGTTCCTCATCTGTACTGCTCATCTACCATCTCCTGCCAACGGGCATCGTTTGTCTGCATCAAGCGATACAATTCAAAGTTCGCGTCCCGCAGCCTGCGGTTGCGGTATATATCACGAACTGCGTAAAAGTCAGCCCTATCTTGTAAGGATGCCTGCGTGTACGCAGCGAAGCCCGGCACGGCACCCATAGCTGAAATCGTTTCTCCCTGCCCCTCGGACATGCCACTTTCGGACTGCGACGCGTTTGCGGCAGAAACCACAGGCGGAGGCGAATTAAGACCCAGAGTTTCCGCTGTATTAGCTAGGGACACCGGACTGCCTCCCGAGATTGCCATGTCCAATGGGGACGCGCTCTGCGCCACTGATATTGTTGGCCCTATAGAAAGTGCCCCACCGAACGTAGTATCGAAGCGCATCTGTGTGGTGAACGCACTCGACGACGAGGCGTCTTGCGCCTCCTGCATGGCGGCGTCTTGTTGCGCGCTCTCGGTGTAGTCTGCCCCCGTCGCGGCCAGCGCTGCGACCTCATCGGGGTCCAGTCGTTCAGCGGTGTCGGCCTCGCCCTCGTCCGCAACAGCCTCTGCGGCAGCTTCTGGCTCGTCCTCGGACGTTGTGGCTTCCGTGGCCGCAGTTTCTTCTTCCGCCCGCTCAAGTGCGGCTTCGGCCATTTCTTGCACCTGAGATGCTTGCTCTGGCTCAAGCTCAACGCTTTGCTCCACGGCTTCGGCAATCGCGGCCACAGGATCAGCTATGGCCTCTGCGGCGGGCGGGCAGGTTGGGTCCATGGGCGTTGCGTTGCAGTCAACGACCTCTGGCTGAGGCGTAATCCACGACAGGACGCCAGACTGGTTCTGAAGGAACTGTGGATTGCGCCCATAGAAGAGCGAGATATTGTCGTTCGCAGTTGGGCCGGTGAGGCCCGCAGTAAAGTCGCGATAGCCAGAGAAGCCAAGGTTGCCGAAGTTCAGTTGTATCCTACCGTCGGCAAAGAGGCCAATCTCGAAGGTGCTGCTGTTGTTCGTGCCATACTCGTTCACGCCATACCAGCCGAACAGGATAGAGCCGTCGTCGCGGCGATAATATGGGTTGCCCGTGTAGCTAATCAGGTCCGACCAGTAGGCGTAAATGGTGTTGCGCTGCGCCATTTCGATAGGCTGCCCGTTGCAGCACAGATGATTGCCGCTCTGAAACGACACAAAGCCGTTGCTCGACACCCAAACGTCAGAGAATGTCTGGCCCCAATAATCGAAATCAAAGCCAAGAGCTACGTTCCGCGTGTTATCGTCCCCCAAATTGAGCGGCGTCATCGTCGTGGGAGCGCCGAGGATTTGCGGGGTTACTAAGACAGGCTCGTAGGTCTGCGCAGCCGCAGATGTACTGACCAGCAATGCAGCCAGTAGAGAGATTAGACGCTTAGTCTGCGTCGGGGCGGCGGTCAGCATTTTCTTCCCATGCCGCTGTCGCAGCTTCACCGATTGCGCCCATGAACGGGCAGGGCGTTCCGGCCATCTCCATCGCCTTAAAAACGCGCGGATCTTGGCACAGAAGGCTCACGGCGGCAACGCGCATGCCCATGTCGTACAGGGTCTTCGAGAGCTTCATCCGCTCGCAGTTTTGGTCGCGCACAGTGCGACCGGCCGACAGGCCAATGATTTGCGTCTGCACTGCACCGGACTGCCCAGTGGTGCAGAGGTCTTGGCTGTAGGACATCATGCTTGGCGCGATAGCGCTGGGCGGTGGCGACTTGATGTTTTGGTCGATGACCTGCCGGTTCACGCTCTCGCTGTAGCTCGTGGACTTGCTGTCATTGACGTTGACGTTGTTGTTCTGGTTGACGTTGTTCGTCGTGCTGTTGACCGTCGAGTTCGACACGTCGTTGTTGTAGTTGTGGTTCGAGTTCGAGTTCACCGACGTGCTAGTCGAGCTGTTCTGGTTGATATTCGTCATCGTGCCAGAGTTGATATTCTGGTTCACGTTCGTGCTGGTGGTCGTGTTGTTATTGTTATTCGTCATCGTGCCAGAATTGACGTTCTGGTTGATATTCGTATTGGTTGACGTGCTGGTGGACGTGTTGTTGTTCGTATTGGTGTTGGTGGACGTATTTGTGTTGTTCGACGTGCTGTTGGTCGTCGTGTCATAGACGTATGATACCGGCGCAGGGGTTGTCTGCGCGAACACGAGAGAAGCCGCGCTAGTGGCGGCCACAAAACCAAACAGAAACCGTTTCATCATCGATCCGCCTTGTTGTCCAATTTGTCCTCAATCCTGCGGAGGTGCGTCATCACCTCGTCGAACTTCTTGTCGATGGCGTTGAACTTCTCATCGCCAAAGCCGAGACGCGCCTCAAGCAGCGTCAGCTTGTTGGTCAGGTTGACCCAAACCGTAATTAAGGCCCCAATGAAGCTGAGAGCCGTGATAACAAAGCCGAGGACGGTGAAGAGGGTGTTCGTGTCCATTATTTCAAGTTCCGCAGTTTGTAGATTGCGCTGAGGTACACGCCCGTGACGCCATCGACCAAATTAGCCACTGCGCGGTTGCCCCTGCAGATGTCCTCGTGATGCTCTTCAACCCACGCCGCGTCGGCCTCCAGCAGCTTCAGGACGTCGCCCTTGGGCGTCTCGGGTGCTGGGATGTTGCCAATCAGTTCAAACGCACCCTGATAGGCCTCCACGAGGTCGTCAATCGCGTCGATGATGTCGTCGTAAAAGTGGCCCAGCGCCTTGTGCTTGGCGTAGCTGCCGTCGCCCTTCGCGCGCCAATGCTCGAAGTGCGCGACGTTGCGGGCGTAGAACACGCGTGAGATTAGTTGCTCGATCATTCGGTCGGCTCCTGTTGCGGCATCTGGGCGTCAGCCTGCTGCTTAATCTTGACGGCCAAAGGCCACGCGCCAGAAGACGTAGGCAGGTTGCCCAAAGTCTGGAGAACGGCGTTGATTTCTTCAACGGTTAGCTTGAGGTTCAGTTCCATTATGCGCTCCATGGGAGAGGTGGCGTGACAACTGGTGGTGCGACCTGATCATTGATTTGCTGGGCCACGCTTGCCTCATAGCCCGCAACGACTTCCGCACCCATGGCAGCCTGCACCCAACCGATAACCTGAGCTTCGGTGAGATCCGCGTAGGGCGTGAACGGTGCGTCAGGGTCAGCGCTGACAGTTTGCGTGCCGTAAACCGAGCCGCTGAAACCAGCCTCGGTGCCGGTCAGCGTCCAGTGGACGTTGAAGACCACATCGGTGTCGCCATCTGCTTCGGGATATGCGTCCATCTGCACGACAGCCCAAGTGTACGTTGTTGCCATTTTATTTTCCTTCCAGTTGCGCCACGCGGGCACGAAGTGATTTAAGTTCCGCGATCATATTACCAATAATTTCGGGAGAAGAGTAGTCCATCTGTTGCATCATCTCGCCGTCCTTCTCGCCCGTGACCACAGGGGTCTCGGAGACTTCCTGAACCTCATGCGCGACAAGGCCAACGAAACGCGTGCCGTCAGACTTCCAGTGACCTTGCACTGGGTTCAGGGCGTCGATGTACGCGCCGCTGTTGGTGATTGGACCTTCGACCTCTTTCAGGCGGTAATCCGAGGTTGTATTGTACGCAGTCGTGCCGCCGGACCACGAAATCGACCCGTTGTTAGTCCCGCCGTTATATTCAAAGTAGGCGTAGAAACCGCTGCCCGCTGCCGAGTTACGAACCAAAAGGCCACGGTCATTACAGTTAAGCGTGAGCGGCCACAGGCCCGCAGTCGTGTTCTTAAACTCGTTTGAAGTGTTACCGGCGAGGGGCGACGTCGTGCCGACAAGAAACGCACCGCCGCTGGTGATGCGCGCTTTTTCACTGGTGCCGGGCATGAACGAAAGATAGCCGGGTCCACCGAACTGCATACCTGCTACACCCGACGAAGTGGTCGAACTTGCGGTCTGGTCGAGTTTGAAGTTCCAGACGCTGTAGCCCGTGAAGTAATTGCCATCATTTGGCAACGTGAACGCAAGCATCGTCTGGAGCGTGAAGTCACCGTAAGACGCGATGTTGAACGCCGAGACCGGCCAATCCTGTGTCTCGGTCGGCGATGACGGCGTGCCTGCAAAGTTCCTGATCCACGCAGGGCTGCCGTAAACCTCGAGTTTGTAGTTGGGCGATGTTGTCCCAATCCCGACGTTGCCGCTGGCGTCGATATACATCCGCGTTGCAGAGTTGGTTACATCAAAGAATGAAAGACCAGCATTACTTGCCCCAGCAAGACCGCCAATGATGTCAAAGTTGCCGCCGCCAGAACCAGTGTTCTGCAGACGCACTCGATTGGTCGATTGATCCGCGAAAGAAACGTGGAGACCGACCTGTGGTGCGCTCGTCCCAATCCCAAAAAAGCCACCGCTACTAATGCGAGCGCGTTCACTGTTATTGGTGCGGAACGCAAGGATGCTCGCGTTGGTGGCGTCCAAGGTCACCGAGGTGGCTGTAGCTGCCAAGAAGCCCCACTGCGCCGTAGCACCGCTGTCAGTGAATTGGAACGTGCCGCCTCCCGCCGTCGCGTTGGCGCGGATACGCATAGCATAACCAAGATTAGCAGTTGTGTCCGCTGAAGAGACGTCGAGCCGGTATGTTGGCCCTGTGTTGCCGATGCCGACGTTGCCGCCATTTGCGATGTACACACGGGTCGCATTCCCTGTGTTGAGGTACATGTCGTTGGCGTCGCTGAAGATTGAACTATCGCCCGCCGTGCCAGTTGTGCCCGTGGCCGAACCCAAACGGAGATCCCCGCCGCCAGCAAGGCGAAGGTCGCCCGCAACCTCGACCGCATAGCTCGGTGACGTTGTGCCGATGCCGAGGCGATTGTTGCTGTCGTCCCAGAACAGGTTCGCGTTGTCTTGCGAGTAGACGCCCGACGCGCCCGCGAAAACAATCGAGCCTGCCGTGAAGGCCGTGCCAGTGCCCGTGCCGCCGCGCGTCACACCGAGCTGGCCAGTCCAGCCGAGCGTCAGGGACGTGGCCGCGAGCAGCGCAGTCGAGGGGCTTCCGCCGAGCGTCAGGGTGACGTTGGTGTCGTCGGTCTTGGTCAGGGCCGCGCCGCTGCTGATGTCAGAGGCTGGAATTGTGGCCGACGCGGTGAAGGCCGAAGTGCCGTTGCCCTTGACGTAGCCGGTCAGTGTCGTTGCACCCGTGCCGCCATTGGCAACGACGAGCGTACCGCCGAGCGTAAATGTGCCGCTCGTGGTGATTGGGTTCGTGCCGCTGACCGACAGGCCAGTCGTGCCGCCGGACAGGCCGACGCTGGTCACAGTGCCTGTGTACTGGTCGTTCGAGGTAATCGTGAAGTTCGGATAGGTGCCGGTGACAACGGTCGTCCCCGCGCCGGTCAAAGAGACCGTTTGGTCAGGGGCGCTGTTCGTGATGGTGAAGTTCGGGTACGCGCTGCTGATTGAAATCCCAGTACCGGCAGTCAACACTACAGTCTGGTCAGGCGCGCTGTTCGTCAACGACCCCGCCGAAAGCGAAAGGCCGGTGCCCACTGTGATTTCTTCGGCCGCGCCGCTGCTTGCCGTTGTGCGCCCCAACAGACGGGCCGTGGCCATCGTCAGGCCGCTGGACGTGTACGCGCCGGGCGCGACATAGTCGGTGCCTGCAATCGCGGCGGAAAGTGCGGTCCCGTTACCTTTGACAAGCCCAGAGACGCTGGTGGTGAGCGTGATTGCGGGGGTCGTGCTGGCGTTCGCCACAGTCCCCGCGAAGCCGTTGGCGGTCACCACCGAAACCGAAGTAACGGTGCCACCATACTGGTCGCTAGAAGTAATCGTGAACGACGGGTACGTGCCGGTGACAACGGTCGTGCCAGCGCCGGTCAGCGAGACAATCTGGTCTGGCGCGGTGTTGGTGATTGTGAACGACGGGTACGTGCCGCTGATTGAAATCGCGGTGCCGCCGGTCAGGCTGACCACCTGATTGGGCGCAGAGTTCGTCAGGGAGCCCGCAGAGAACGAAAGCCCAGTGCCGACGGTGATTTCCTCCACCGCGCCGCTGCTTGCCGTTGTACGGCCCAGCAAACGCGCTGTGGCCATGGTCAGGCCGCTAGTGGTGATTGCGCCCGGCGCGACGTAGTCAGTGCCTGCGACGGCAGCCGAAAGCGCCGAGCCGTTTGCCTTGACAAGGCCCGTGACGGTCGTGGTCAGCGTAATGGCAGGGGTCGTCGTCGAGTTGGCGACAGTGCCAGCAAAGCCGTTGGCGGTGATGACAGACACACTCGTGACGGTGCCGCCTGCGAGCAAGTCGTCCCAGTACGGAGCGCCGAGGCCGCCAGCGGACTTCAGGATTTGGCCAGCGTTACCGGCAACGGTCTGATTGAGGCTGTCATTGTCCGCGTAAATGACGGCACCGACGACGGGAGACAGCGCGACGCCGGTGCCGCCACGGCCCAAGGGAAGCACTCCTTGGGTTTCCGAGGTATCGGTCAGGTCCACCGCAGGGTGAACGTGATCGTCCCTCGCAGCCTGCGTGCCGGTACCGGCTGAGGCTGCGCCCAAGGACTGAGGTGTCGCGTTCGAGGGGTTGAGCGCGATTGTGATGTTGTTGTTGAGCTGGCCGCCGCCAGTCAGGCCCGCACCGGCGGTAACCGTCCGGCTGCTGGGCACATAGTTCGAAAGGACGATGGGCGTGTTGGCGGCCGCCGTGACGCGCCCAGTGGCGTCGATTGTCAGCGACGGAACCGTGTCGGCCGAGCCATACGTCCCTGCGGTAACGCCCGTAAAGTCAAGCTGCGAATAGCCGACGCCGTGCGGGATAATCGAGATGACGCGGTTCTGCGAAAGATCCCCGCCGCCTTCCAGCCCGTTGCCCGTGCCGATGACGCGCGTCGAAGGCACCGCGCCGACCGCCGCGAGTTGGCTGAATTGGACCTTGTACGTGCGGCCTTCAAGCGCATAGGCGAAGTAGCCGAGCGTACTCGTCCCCGTGTAATCTGGCAGTCCCGTGATGCGGGTCGGGATTAGGTTTGTTGGGACGTTGCTCAAAACTCATCATCCTCGAAGAAAATCAGGTAATCGTCGCTGTCCTCAGTGATGAGGAACTGCTCGCTGTTCTGCGTAATTACACCAGAAGGGTTCGTCGGGATAGGGGTATCAGGCCGCGTGAACGGCAAAACGATGTTATCCGTTGGCGGTGGCCCAAGGCGATACGGGTCGAACTGGTCCATGTCCTTGTCGCAGACGCGCAGGCCGGGAAAGTTCGGGTCGGGGTTCAGCATGTCGAGCGGCATCTTAATCGAGCAGCGCGAGCAGATCCCGATGCCGAGCGAGGGGCGGCCCCGTGTGTTGAGAAAAACAGCCATTAGCTCAGCGCCTCGTCAGGACGCGGGTGGCGCAGCACAGGGCTGTCCTCGACGTTGGCGGGCAAACGCCACGGGTCGTAGTCATCGAGGTCATCGACGCACACCTTCAAGGCTGGGTTGTTGTGGTCGCTCCACAGTTCGCCGATTGGGAACTTACGGCTGCACCGGTCGCAGATGCCAATCCCAAGCCAATCTTTTCCGCGAGTGTCGAGGAAGCCCTCATTCGCCATGGCCTCACCTCGTGTATGGTGCGATGTTGGGCTGGATCATCATCGGGCTGTTGTCGCGCTCTTCCATCTGCGCAATCGCAAGCGCCCTTTCGGCCTTTGCGTCGAGCATCGGGATGAGCTGCGGGTCGACCTCGACCGTTTCGAGGGCCACGCGCGCGGCAAGGAGCGAAACAATCGCCTCGTACCAACGCTGCGGGATCTCAATCTCTTGCGTCAACGTGCCCACATCCATGATGTAGCGCTGCCGCCAGAGGGTGATTTGGTACGTCTCGGCCTCGTCATTCGGCACAGGCCAGAGGTGCATGACAGGCTGGTTGACTTGACGGTCGAACCAGTACTGCAGCGGCCGATTAGACTGGAAGCTCTTGTTCGGCAGGTTCGTGTAGTCGTCGCGGTTGATGCGCGCCAATGGGATTTCCGTCGGCGTGTTGCCGAGGTAAATCCGGCTAAAGCCGAGGGTGCCGCTGGTCGCCAAGATGCGGAAGTACCGCGCGGCAACGCTGCTTTCAAGGTCGTACCAAGTCCACTCACCCGCACTTGCGGAAGGGGTCTCAGTCTGGATGGTCGTCCACGTCACGCCGTCGTCGCTGCGCTGAAGCGAGATTGGAACCGCAGCTTGCGTCCATTTGATGCCTGCGGTCGTGACAAAGGTCGCTTCGGTGAAGTCCACCTCGCGGTACGTTGATGTGTCGTAATTGATGCCCGTAATCTGCTGCAACCAGCGAAGGTTGCTGTTCAGGATGTCGACCGTGCCGGTGTCCGTTGTGATGTCACCAACGCCGCTGTAGAGCGGGTAGATCTGCTTCTCGATGCACCACAGCGGTGTGCCCTCATTCGCCAGTTCGGCGAGGATAAGGAACAGTTGATCCTTGGCGATGTCGATGTACTCGGAAGTAATCATCTGCGCAGGAATGCGGCAGCGACGGTACGCGTTGTCGATCACGCGTCCGGTGTTGAATACGGTCTGAGAGACTGTGTTCGAAAATGCCATTAAGATCCTGCCTGCTTGTCGTTTCAGCAGCTCGCAACGCAAGCGAGCATCTCTGGCACTGGTTGTATAGCATGCGGGGGCTCAAACGTAAACCGCGAACCCCCGCACCCCCTGTTTAGCACTTTTTCCCTTTGGGCATGGCAGCAAGGCCGCCCTTTTTCATCATCGGTGGAGGCCCGCTGACCATCGGCACCCTCGGGTCGCGACTGCCCTTACCAGCAGGCCCCATGACCATCGGCTTCATGGGGTTGCGCTCTTCAGCGTCCCTCTGCATGGCGGCCTTCAGGCCTGCCTCGGCGCGCTGCCGCTCTGGGCTGCTGTCCGTTGCGCTCGACGTCTCGGCAGGTTTGCGCATACCCGTTGCCATGCGGTCCCGCATAGCTTCTACCTTGTCGGCCGATAGCTTGTTGACCATAGGCTTGGCCTCGAAGCCAGCGCCAGCGGGGCCGCGCTTAGGCGGGGCAGGCTTGCGCGCCATCTGGGCGTTACGGGCTTCGTTCGACGCGGCAGATGCGCGGGTCGCGAGGGCCTGCTTGCGGCCGGAACCCATAGCTCCGCCGAGGCTCTTCTTGACTGGGCCGCCCTTCTGCATGGCGGTCTGGCCCTGCTGGGCTTGTGCCAACTGTTGGTTCTCAGCAGGCGTCAGGGTCTGGCCGCTCTGCTTTTTCTTCATGAGTTGGTTGAGCAGGACGCCACCAACGCCAAAGACGCCTGCGCCCATAAGATCCTTGCCGACCTTGCTGTCGGCCAACATGGCGGCAGGCGACATCGCCTTGAGAACGCCGCCGAGGCTCTTCTTCTGCACTGGCTGTGGGATTTTCGCACCGGCCTTGCGTGCTTCGCTCAGGGCGATTGCGGTGGCCTGCTTCTTGCTGGTCACTTCAGGGCCCTTCTTCGAGCCGCTGTGCAAATCGCCGCGCTTGAACTCACCCATGACCTTCGAAATCTTGGCCGCGCCCTTGACGCTGCCGCCCTTGGCGTAGCCATCGCACGATCCGCCCTTCATGTACTGAGTGCGAGTGCTGTTCTTGAAACCATCCATGTTACTTGCCCTTCTTTCTGGCAGCAGCCATATTGTCGACGAGGTTGGGGTACGGACGCCCCGCCGCCTTGGCACGCGCCTTGGCAGATTTTTTCTTCTTGGCCGACAGGCTCTTCGGCTCACCGAGATCCTTCGGACGTTTCTTGTTCCAGACAGCTAAGTCGCTCATATCAGCAGTCCCACTTGCGTAGAGACAGGGCTTTGCGCGTTGGGCGGCCCTTCTCATCCTTCATTGGCCCCGGCATGCCGCTCATCCGAGCGCAGAAGCTGCTGCGCCGAGCGGCCGCTTTGGGTGATTTCTTGGCCTGCTTGGCCGAAACTGGGGGTTTGATGTCGTGCCCTTGAGCGCGCAGCGATGCGCGGCCCTTGGCGTTGAGGCCGCCCTCGGGGTTCTGGCCTTCCTTGCGCGTCCAAGCACCGCCGCCCTTTGCGTACGCAGGACGCCCAACGACCTCGCGCATATGCTGGTTGCGGGTGTTGACAAACTCTAAGTCCCTCTCGCGATCAACAGGGTTGGTCCGAAGTGAGGTGGCAAGGCCACCCTCTTGGAACGATTTGCGGAAGCCGATGTTGGCTCCGGCACCGCCTTGCGGGCTGTAATTAGCGCCGACCGAGACGGGCCCTTGATTGTACCGCGCCTGCAGCATCTGCAGTTTCATTGCGTCGTCGAGCGACGCGCCCACGTCGAACTGGCCTTTGCCCGCAGGCATGCTCACGTTCGCGCCAGCGCCTTGGAAGCCGCCGGATGGGGATAGGTTGATGTTGATGCCGCCCATGCCGGGGCCGACGGGGGCCTGAGCGCCAGCTTGCACACCACCGAACCGCGTTGCCATGGGCTGTTGCGGCGAGGGCGGTGCGCCAAACTGCGCGGCCGGATTGGGAGCGCCAGCGGGCTGCTGGTACATCACCGGGCCAGCTTGCGCCCGCACTTGCGGCTGTTGTTGGTTGGGCGGTGGGCCGAGGGGCTTGATCCGCTGCGGCAGCATTACCGCGTCGGTGACTTGCCTTTTGTCCTTGAGGAAGCGGAGATCAAAATCCGGGCCCATGTCGCTTCCCTTTATTCGGCGTAGGATTTTACCATCTCAAGGATGATGGTGTACCGCGCGCCTGCGGCGTTCTCGTGCGTGGAGAAGAGAATGTCGCCAGTCTTGCCGGTCCCTGCGTTGTTCCACAGGCCGCCAATCGGCTCATAGTCGAAGGTGTACATGCCGTTCGGCGTCAACGTCTGGATGTAGACGTCGGTGGTCGCGTCCCAATACATGTCAACGGTCATGGTGTGGAGCGATGCGTGGATCTTCGTGATCGTCACACCATCGCAAGCCTTGCCGGAAGCGTTCGGGGTCAAACTCGATACGTCAACCTTCAGCACCTTGTTCTCACCGGTGCCGTCGGAAATATCGGTGAACTTCATGACGACCTTGCGCTCGCCTTCAAACAAAATCTGTGTTGCTACTGCGTCAGCCATCTTACCATCCTCGAAAAAACTAGGGGCTGCCTTTCGACTGGAGACTTCCAATCCAGCCAGCAGCCCCTAGCCTATATCACCGTTCCTTAGCTACGTAAACGTAATCTACAGTCATGGTCTTGGCAACTGCCTCACCGTTCTGCAAAGCGAAGCTCACCGTGCAGGTTGTGTCAGGCAGGTACGTCGACGAAGCGTCGAGCGAACCAAGCACAGAACCGTTGACTTCGTACGCAACCTTCGACTGGCCATCATAGTAGAAACCAAGTTCAATGAACGTGTCATTGGCCATGGTCGCCACAGCCGAAGCCGAGGTCGAACCGGTTGAAGCATTCTTCCGGCAGATGAAATCGACAGTTGCCGCGCCATCAGCCTTGAGGAAGTAGATGCCGTCCGTCACGTCCAGCGGAGTTGTGTCAACGACCTGAAGGCCGAAGACAATATCCGACTGGGTTGCGTCCGAGACCTTGAAGCGGCAACGGAAGAACGTCTTTTTGCCCGCCGTGAAGGTGAAGGCAGCAGGGTTCTTCTGCAGAGCAACGAGGTCGTTGTCGGCAGCAGTGTTGGTGATGAGGAGCAAACCACCGTCACCAGCCGTCAGTGCCTGTGTGGCACCAGCGTCGGTTTCAGTGACAGTCCAGTCACCAGCGACATACGTGTCGAAGTCGTTAAAGTACTGGTGGAACAACGTCGGGTCAGGCTGAACCATGTCCGAGAACAGGTCAACTTCACTGACGTTGGTCAGGCCGTACGGAAAGCGTGTATTCGAAATGTTACCCATGGGTTCCTCCTTTAAGGAAGACTGGGGAGCCGAAGCCCCCCAATCCGATTAAATGCCCGGGGTGCCGTACACGCCGCGCGGATCGGTCCAGCCGAACGCGTAACGCTCGGTAGCCTTGTAGCGCATGCTGTCGGTTTCGAAGTCACCTTCCATCGACTTCTCAAGGCCGCGACGCATCGCGAGCTTGAGGCCTTCCGGTGCATCCGTCTGCACCCACCATGCGGTGGTCGACGTGATACGCGAAAGGTTAGCCTGACCGCCGTCCAACAATCCCATCGATTTGACCGGGTTGATGTCGTTATTTGCGGTGCCAGCACGCAAGACAGACTTGAGGAGAACCTCAGCCTGAAACACGTTCGAAGGACCAACAACGATCTTCTTAGGCGTGAGGCGGATGCGCTTGCCGTTGTTGTCAACAGCGTTGCGGATCTGCACCAGCAGCTGCTCGAGTGAGGTCTGCGAAAGGTTCGCAGCCGTCGAGAGCTTGTTCGAGAAGGTGCCGTTGGCAATCGGGTGATCGGTGGCAACCAGTTCCTTGCCGTCGCCGCCGGGATAGGCAGCATTGAAGGCACGGTTCAGGATGTTCGCACCAAGGGTTTCCTTGGTTTCGATCAGCGACTGGGCGAGGTGACGTGCATAGGTCTGACCGATGCGGATGTGGTCACCGTCTTCAACCAGAACCTTCGTCAGGGCGAAGGCGAGGCCGTAGACCCGATAGACGTAGCGCTGAATGAACAGCACGCCGCCTGATTGGTAAGTGACCGGCATGCCGTCGGGCAGTTCCGGTGCAGCGCCGAAGCCGTACAGGACAGGCTCTTCGTGGTAGTTCCGGGGAATACCCTTGAACTCTTTGAAGACCTGCGCCCATTCATCAGCGCGTTGGTCGTAGATACCGTTGAACTCTTCGTTCAGAATGGGCTCAACGATGGAGCGGAAGTCGGTACTCCGCATTGGCGTAGCCATAGTTCAAGCCCTCCTTAGTAAGCGTTCTTGACGGCGGTGTTCTGATGTTCAACGATCTGCACGAGAGCGTTGACATAAGTGTCACCCCAGTTGTTGTCGGGACCGGAAACAATTCCGATAAGGCGAAGTTGTGCAGTACCACCGCTGGTAACAACGGAGGCGACGTCAAGCGCCTGTGACGACAGACCAGTGGTCGTGTTGCCCGCAGGAGCAGTGAAGTCGTACTGCTTGCCGATGTCGGCCACAGCCAGAGCAGCGTTAGACTGGATCTGGTAAGTGATCGACTGGTCAATCGTTACATAAGCAACGATGTCCGTGGCGGCAGTCGAAGCCGTCCACCTGTTCGACACGCGACGGCGACCGTCGCTGTCTGTGAACTCAACACCTTGGAAGGTGCCGATGAAACCGTCGCTGTCGCCAGCAGTGGCGAGCGCGATGGTGCCTTCGCCGGTCGAAGAAGGAACGATCTTCACCGGAGAGTTCTGGTAAATGGTCGATGCGTACCCTGTGAGAATGGTCATCGCAAACGGACGCACGACGCCCGAAGGATGGTTCACAGGTGCAAGACCATTTGGAGATGCAATGCTTGGCATGTCCTATGTCCTTAAAAAAAGATTGCGGTTTGCCTTAGCTGAATTGCTCCAGCTTCGGCGCGTGTTGACGAAAGTCATCCATACCGTCCCCTTCAATAAGCCGACTGCCGGACTGCTCTGCCTGTGCGCGGATGCTATCCGCAACTTCAGCCAGTTTGTCCTCTTCACGCAACGGTGCGTCGTGGTGAGCTTCCTTCATGAACCTCTGATAGAGGCTCTCGGGCAGCTTAAACGCGAGCATCTCGTTGACCGCGATCATACCGACATATTCGCCAGTTTTGACCGAGGCATGCTCCATCCCGGGGACTTCTTCTGCCTTGACCGGCTCGTAACCGAGCTGGACGCGACGATGAATAGGGTCACGAGGGTTGGTCGTGGTAAGCCAGCACACATGATAACCGGGGATCTTCGGTAGATCAGGCAGTGCGTCATTAAAAAGTTGCGCCCGGAACATTTCCAGTCGGTCGTCATCGCTAATCCCACGGTCTTCAGTGACCTGACGGTCTTCCATACCACGGGAGCGCCGAGCAACATCGGGTTCCTTCTTCAAGCGGTCATCCATACGTTCATTTTCCATGTTGGCATACTCCTTTTAGTTAGCCGAACCATTTTTGTCGTAGGCCTGATACGCCTTGAGCATTCGGTTCCGCGCGACGGGATCATCCCAAATGCCTGCCTCGATCATAGCAGCCTTTCTTTCCGGTGTCACGTATACTTCTTTGCGTGTCGAAGTAGGGGCGTGTTCACGGGTGTTTCCCTGCGGCGGAGCCTTGCGGCGCGGCGCAGATTGGCGGGTTTCGCCGCCGTCATCGCTAACGCGCGCAGCAACGCGGTTAGTCAATTCTTCCCAGTAGGCACGGCTCGTCGGGTCGTAACCCTGCGCCGTCATGGCCGCGTCGATTGCGTTGACAACAGCGCTGTCGTCGTCGGCACCACGCGGGTCGTACCATGGGTTGGCCTGCATCCACTCCTGAGCATAGCTCTGGACGCGCGGGTCGCCAGTGGGTTGGGCCTGCTGTTCGCGGGCCTGTGCCATCTGCTGCTTGTTGTACTGCAGCTGCTGGGCGCGGGACATGGCCTCGTCGCGGATACGCATCGCGGCCACGACGTCCTCGCCGTTACCGGCTTCGGTTGCGCGGGCCATGATGGCCTCAGCCTGACGGATCTCGCCAATCGTCTGTTGCAGACGTTGGTCGATGCCTTGCTCGTTGGCGTGAAGCGTGTGCCCTTCGACCGCAGCGACGCGGCGCGCCAGTTCTGCGTTCTGGTGGCGGAGCATTTCCAGCTCGCGCTGGGCGTTCTCCTTGGCGCGCTTCTGGATTTCGCGACGCTTTACACGACGCTTGCGGTTCTGAGAGGTAATCTCGTCCTCGCTGTCGTCCTCGCTTTCGGCAAGGCGCGCGTCGCTTTCGTCTTCGCCGTCATCATCATCCGCGTCATCGGCGTCATCGGCCTGTGCGTCTTCGGCGGGCGGGGTACCTTCGATGATGTCGAACTCTTCGCCATCATCACTTTCGGTCAGTACATCGTTACTCATAACCGGCTCCTTTCAGCCTTATCAATTACAGGAAGGCTTTGATCGCAAGCGGATCGCCCGTGACCTTGCCAACCAAATCGAGGTCGTTGAAGATAACCACAATGGCCTCATCGCCATCGGGTGTTTTTACCGACCAACGGTCGCCGCCGTAACGCGGGATGCGGACGAAGTCGCCGACTTCGCACCACGAGCCCTCTGGCCACGGGTCCATTGTGTTGCGGTTCTTGAAGGCAAGTGCGCCAACGCCAATAACTTTGGCCACCTGCGTGTTGTAATGCTCGGTCTCCCGAACATCGGAGGGCAAGATGATCCCACCCTTGGTTTCTTTTTTAGGTGTGCGGATCTGGCACAGCACGCGGCTGCCAAACGGTTGCACGCCCGGATCGCAGGCTGGGAACGCCTCGTCGACGCTCGCGTACCCAAAATCAATCTTATTCGCAATTTCCTGCATCAGTGCTTCTTTCTTTGCAGTTAGAGGTCAAAGCCTTTTCGCTCATGCTCTGCGACCATCTCGATGATGGTCTGCTTCGCAAGCTCAAGGCCAGCATGGAGGCCGACAGCCCGACCGTAGTCGAAGGCTTCGCGGCCGGACGGTCGCTCCAACGCTTCTTTCGCAAGCTCGGCCTGCGCTGTCTCCAAGCGTTGGAGAAACATCTCGATCCTCACGCTGGGGTCTTCGGCCCCGAGCCAGCGCCGGTGTCAGGGTTCTGACCCATAGCGAGCTTCTTGTGCAGAGGGATTGCCGTCTCAGGGACTTTTTCGCCCTTCGTGTCGGCTTGCTTGGTAGGTTCCTTTGCCATGTTTTTCTCCTTATGGCTGCGGGTTGATCCCAGTGCCGGTCGACACTGCGATTTTCTCGCCAGACAACATCTCCATTTCCGCGAGGGTCATGGCCGTCTGGTTGTCGGCTTGGTTCATTGCGGCGCGAGCCTGAAGCTCGGCTGCGGTGCGTGCATCTTCGCGGTCTTCCTTCATCGCAAGCGCGGCCAAGTCCTGCTGGGCTTTGGCCTGATCCATCTGCGCGTTGATTTCTGCAAGTTGCTGCTGCAGCATGAGCTTCTGCTGCTCGAGTTGCATCTGCTGCTGCGCCTCGGCCTGCTTCATCTGCATGTTGGCCTGATCCAGCTGCATCTGCTGCTGGGCCTTCTGACCTTCGAGTTGCATCTTCTGCGTGTCCAGCTGCATGCGCTGCTGCGCCGTCTGCATGGCCACTTGCGATGGGTCCATCGGGGGCGGCTGCTGGAACTGCTGGATCATCTGCTGCGCCTGCTCGATGATTGGCGGCAAGTCGGCGAAGATGGCACCGGCCTTCTCGCTGACGACCATCGACGCCTCGGCCAACATGCGGTCGAATGCACGTTTGTCCTCGTCGCTGTGTTCCTGCTGGCCCAACTCGTCAAAGTCTACGTCGGCCACGCTCTCGGCCAGATCCATGGTGTTCTTCATGTACCAGAGCGCGACGTGTTCCTTGAGGTGGTTGATGATGCCGGGGATGAACGTCTGTTGGAACATCGGCCCCGCGCCGAGCATCGGGTTCATCATGAAGCCGAGGTGCGTCTTGATGTGCGCGATGTGGTCCTGCTCAGGGAAGGCCACGACTGGGCGGCCCAGTGCGGCCGCGACGTTCTCGTCCACGGCGTTCTGTTCCTCGGGCTCGACGGCTGGGTTGAGCAGCGCATCAAAGTCGGGGATCTTGAGCGTGGAGAGGATGCGCTCCTCGACTTTGCGCTGGTTGTACAGCTGCGGCAGCATCTGTGCGCGCTGCGCCACTGCCTGCACCTGCGCGTAGCGCTGGGCCTCGCTGAAGATGTTCGGGTCGCTGACTGGCACAACGTCCATCGGGCCTTCGAAGTCGGCGCGCGACGCCAGCTCTTCGCCAGCCTCTTGCTCCAGCCGCTCGTCATCGAGGTACATCTCGTTGAGGCGGTGCAGCACGCGCAGCATGCGGCCCATTGCGTCGTGCAGGCGGCTGTGGATTGCGTTGAACACGACCATGCCCTGCTCGATGCGGGCCAGCGTTGTGCCGACCGGCGCGTTGGCTTGGCTGTCTGGCAGATCTTCCATGGACGTGCGGATGACGCCCTTGCCTGCCTCGACGAGGAAGCCCAGCAACTGGAACAGCGTTGGCGATGGCGGGTTGAACGGCAGCGGCATGGCAATCTTGCGCACGTCGTCCACGTTCAGGCCGCCTTCGATCTCTTCGACCTGCGTCGGCTGGATGTTCAGCGTCTGGCCGCCGCGCGTCCCGCCCTTGAGCTTGAGCATCGTCGGCACGTTCTGGATGTGCGCGCTGTCGAGCAACGCACGCAACGCGCCGGTGGCGGCAGCGCTCAGGCCGCCGACCATCTGCGGCAGGCCGATTGGGTACGCGCCGCGCCATGGGATGAACGGGAACTCGACGATCCACGTCATCTCTTCGCGCGTTTCGTCCTCTTCGTCCCAGTTGCGGTAGATGGACAGCACCTTGCCCGAGGACTTGTCGATTGTGATGATGTACGGAGAGGCGTCTTCGCCCTCCTCAATCTGCGTGATGGCGTACACCTCGTAGACGGTGCGCAGACCGTCCTCGTTGTAGCTCGTGTCGGTGCGGCCTTCGATCTTGTTGTTCGCCTGCTCGGCCAGCGAGGCCTCGGGCTCAAGGCCCGGCGGCGTCAGGTCGATGTCGCGGTACATGCCAGATTTTACACGTTGCTGGTAATCGAGCGCCGTGATGTACTGCACGTGCGTCTTGCGCTGCGCGCTGTAGAAGTTGGTCGCTGCGTACGGCAGCAGCATGTCGTCGATCATGACGGCAAGGAAGTTCGGCCGGTTGCGACGGTCGTCCCAGCCCAGCTTGAGGTACTGCGCGCCGCCGAGCGGCAGCTGGGTCAGCATCTGCTCCAGTTCGGCGCGGGCCTCTTGTGCCTGCACGGTCAGCTGCCAGTTGAGCAGGGCCGACTTGCGCTTGGCCTTGTCGACCTTCTTCTGGTCGGTGTCGCCAACGACCATGTCCTTGACGGGGCCGTTCGCGGGCCACAGTTCCTTGATTGAGCGGGCCGCGAAGTCAACGCAGGCCTCGGTCAGCATGGGGTGGACGACCTTCGACGCGCCTTGGAACTGCGCGCCGCCGGGGGCGTCGTCGCCCAGACCGGTGCGACGCAGGCCTTCCTCGTACTGCTCGTCGCGCTTCTTGCGCGCGTCCTTGTCCTTGCTGATTAGGTCGAGGAACTGACTGGCAATCCGCGCCATGTCCGGCTCGGGCATGGTCTCGGCGAGGTTGGCGTAGAACTCGCTCTCGCCTGCGGCCGGATCTTCCTCGTCGAGCGTGACGATAGCGCCGCCGTCCTCGGTGTCCTCGACGTCAACCGCGTCGTCCTCCAGTTCAACCATCTCGCCTTCCGGCAGTTCGTCTTCTTCGACCATAGATCAATCCTTCAAGTGGCGTACGGGTTCGGGACAACCTTCGGCGGCGGCCGTAGAACCTCACCGGGTTTGGCAGTCTTTAGCACAGACACAAGGTTTTTGTCGATGCAAAGCCTGATGCACTGCGTCATGGCGTCAACATAGTCGTCATGCTTGACGCTTCCGGGGCCGGTAAACGCGCAGAGTTGCGCCAACATTGGCTCGACCCATGTGCGTGGGCGGCCCGGATATTTGTCGCTCTCGGGCAGCCAGATGCGCTTGCGTGCGAAGATGTGGCTGACCATGTGCAGGCGCGCCAGCTTGTCGGCGCGGCCGGGGTTGTACGCGTACGCCTCGATGCCTTCGCGTTCGAGCATCTGGCGCAGGCTGATGCCGCTGCCCTTGTCTTCGATCAGGCAGAGGTCTGGCTTGCGGCCTGCCGTCAATGGCTTGGCGCTGCCGAACATGGGCTTGATGAGGGCCGTGTCCTGATCGTCGCCGTAGCTGACGTTCAGCTCCTTCTTCACGCGCTTGATGAGGTCGGGCATGCCCATCTGCTCCGACCAGCAGTCGAGCAGGATCAGGTGGCTGTTGCCTTCCTTGTCGTGGAAGCTGCCCATCACGACGCAGGCCGTGCTGTCCGCGTCGCCCTTCTTCTTGTCGTACGTTGCCTCGGTGAAGGCCGTGTCGAGGGACAGGATGATGTAGTCCAGCGGCGGCAGCACGCGCTTGGCAGGCCAGAGCCTGAAGTCGCTGCGCTTGACGATGCCGCTCTCTTCGGGGTCGATCAGCTCGCCATACAGTTCCTGTCGGCCGATGGTCGTGCCCTCGTACTGCTCCAGCTGCTTGAAGAAGCTGTCGGGCAGGTTGGCCTTGTTGTCGAAGGTCGAGCCCCGCACGATGAGCCGACCCGGCTGGGGCGCACTGAGCTTGCGGATCAGTTCCTTTGGCTTTGGCGTCGTCGTCCACAGCACCTGCGGGCTGATGCCCAGACGCAGGCCCATCATGGCCATGTCCCATGTGTCCTCGTCGTACTGCCACGCAGCCAGCTCGTCGAACCAGCCGCGACAGTGCTGCGGCCCGCGCAGTCGCTCGGGCTTCTCGGCCGTGAAGCCGCGTATCGTGCTGACACCACCTGCGACGTTTCGCATCTTGATGATCATGTCCGACTTGTTGTGTTCTACCAGTAGCTCGGGCGGCAGGACGGACAGGATGCCGCTCTCGCCTTCGAAGCAGGTGAACTTCACGTCCTGATAGGTCGGGGCGATGACGCAGCTGTCGAAGCCGCTCGGATCTTCGAACACGGCGCGCGTGATCCACTCTGCGCCGACGCGTGTCTTGCCGAAGCCGCGACCTGCCAGATAGCCACACTCGCTCCAGTCGACCGTCGGCACCATCTGATTGGCACGAGCGGTCGCGCGCCAGCGGCGCTGCCAGTCGAGGTGTACGCGCTGCTCAGGGCTGAGCTGGGCGAGGAGGGTGCTGACGTCTGTCACGCGTTCCGATATAGGCTTAGCGCGTCGCGCAGTTGGGTGTTCATGTCACGCACCTTGTCGTATCGATCACATGCGCGGGATAGCTCGAACTCAAAGTCATTGCGCTCGCGCGTCGCCTTGTCGAGTTCGGCCTGCAGTTCGCGGATTTTGCGCCATGGGTTCCAGATCACTTGTCGTCACCCTTTGCGCGCAGCGCCTCAGCGAGCTGCAGCGTGAGCGCGACGGTGTCCACACCGTTGTCGACCTTCAGCGTCTCGCCGTCCTTGTTGCCGACGTCGACCGTCTGCTTGTCGCCGTACTTCTTCGGGTTCCACTTCGCCAGCAGCTTGAGGCGAAGCTCTGCGCGGTTCTTTGCCCACGCGACACCGGCGCTGTCGATGCGCGACGTTGACTTCTTGCCGTCCTCGTCAATCTGCACCACGCGCTCTGGTTCTTCGTCGATGATGCGCAGCGCGTCCTCGGCGATGACGTCATGGCCCGTGTCGCGCGCGTCTGCGTACGCGATGGCCAAGGCTTCGTCTGCGCGCATCCAATCAGCCCAACTCTGCGGATGGAAATCCAACTCACGGCCGAGCGCAGCCAACGTCTCGCCTTGCGCGATACGCGACAGCACTTCTTCGATGAGCTTGGGGTTCTTCTTGGCCGGGTATGGCATCTGCTTGCTCCGTAATATCGACAGGGCTTCCAGTCCCGACCCATATACGAACGATCCACAGCATACGCAACCCCATCATTTTTCACCGCATCAGCGCAGCATCGGCACCGTGCAGCGTGCAGCACGAGAAGGGCATAAACGTAGTTTATGACCCTGCATCGGTGCTGCAGCACTGCCTGCAGCGTGCAGCACGACTTGCAGCGTGAAGCGATTTTCGTGCTGCAAATGCCCAAAAACCTCAGCATTTCTGCGGTACTGGTAAAAAATTACTCATGCTGCAAATGACCCCTGCAGCACGCATCACGATGCAGCATTTGCAGCACGAGTAAAAAAATGCACGTGCTGCAAACTTTTTTCATTTTAGCTATTGCAACCTCAGATTGCATCGACTAGGAGAGTGCATCAGCAACGAAGACACGGAGTAAAAATCATGGCTAAGAAAGAATGTGACTGCGGCGGTGCGTGGAACAAGCGCTTCGACGACGAGGGCAATCCCATCTGGCAGTGCGGCCTGTATGACGCGCACACCAAGCCCCGCCAAACCCGCATATCAGCAAAGCGCCGCCGGATCGACGCACTGTTCGCAGAGCTAAGCGCAGAGTTCATCACAGCCTAACCCAACGGGGGCTCCGGCCCCCACCCTTATCAGCAACAGGAGCAACACAACATGACACAATTTTATGATCTTCTGAACCGCGCCAACGCCGCCCTAGAGGCCAAGGACTATGACCGCGCCCGCGTGGTTCATCGCAGCATGGACCGCTTCTTGGACACCGCCGAACTGACGGAACAGCAAGAGCGCAAGTTCGACAGCGTCATGTTCCAACTTCGCAACAACGACAACTTCTAAGCAGGAGAGACAGCAGTATGCTTACTGACCAAATCCGCAACGACATGGCCAAGAAGGGCTATGTGTATCGCCGCGATACCAAGAACCATCCGCCCCAAGGCGGATACCGCAAGCTGTGCCGCGACCTCCGTGGCGAGGACATCAGCAAACTTATCTTCGACACCGATGCGTATGAAGCGCACGGCCACAGCAGCACACAGGAGATTTGAGCCATGATCCGACCAACACTGAACATCAACGGCTCCAGCGCCTTTGACCTCATGAACCCACGCCGCAATGCGATGGACCACCTGATGGACGCCATCGAGGCGCTCAAGCAGGTCACGCCCAACGGTCGCGACTACCCCAGCGACACGCTGGCCTGTGCCGCAGACCGCAACATCCACTTCGACCGACTGGCCGCGCTGCACACGCTGCGCGAGCAGCTGCTCGACGAGGCACTACACATCCAACAACAAGAGAAGGAAGCAGCATGAACCTCTTACACATCGCATCGACCACGTTCTTTTTGGGCGTCGGGGTTCTGTCCATCTGGGCAATCATCAAGACACTGAAGGGAGCCTGACCAATGGCTGAAGAAGATCTGGACATCTGCGCGTTCCCCGTAGCCGTCCCCGGCGAGTGGGAAATGTTTCAAGACGGCATGGGCCTGCGCGACTGGTTCGCTGGGCAGGCGCTCACCGGCTTGCTGGCTGGGCGCTCAAAGGGCGTCAAGTTCACACCCGAAGAGGCTGCCGCAAGCGCCTACTTCGTTGCTCAGGCCATGCTGGTCGAGCGCCAGAAGTACGAGGACAAGCCATGATCACCGAAGACACACCCGAAGGCAACCCAGAGGAGTTTCAGTGGAAGATTGACAACCTGAGTGAGATGCTCAAGCGCGCCAACGACGAGTTAGAGCGTGAGCGCCGTGCCCACAGGGAGACGCAGAAAAGCCTGAGCGAGGTGCTGGAGAAATCCCTCATCCTGACCAACCGCCTGACTGTCGGCACCCTGCGCAAGGCAGGCTTCACCGTCACGATTGAGGAGGCTGAGTTCTGCGAAGCCTGCGGCGAAGAGTTTTAGCTATTGCAAGGTGCAATCGCACTTGGCATAAGACCCCATCAACAACGCATCAAAGGAGAAACGAGATGCTTACCCCAGACGACGCAATGAAGCAGGCCCACATGACGGCCAACCGATACGCATACGAGGCGTCAGTAGCCTTCGAAAAGATCTTCGGCATCGTGCCAGAGGACGAACCCCAAGCCGCCGCCGTCTTCATCGGCCAGTACATGCGCACTGCAGCTCACGACTTCGATGTCGCCATGCGGGAACGCGGCAAATGAGCGGCGAGCGTCTGCTGTTCGTCATTGTCATCGGACTGCTCGGCCTGACTGGGTGGCTCATCGCCACCCGGCCAGTCATCACCGACGAAGAGCGTAAGAGCATGGAAGAGGAATGGTGGGGATGACCAACGAAGATGATATGACAATCCGCGAAGCCGCACGGGCTATCTGCTCCAACCAAGCCGCGAAGAGCGATACCCCAGAAATGTCGCTATATATGTCTGGCGAATACGACCACACGGTCTGGATGCGTCTGGTCGAGCAAGGCATCCGCAAGGGCATTGAGATTGGGAGGTCGCTGTGACTGAAGGATGGTTAGCCGCTTTTGGGGTAGCACCACCCTGCCATGCGCCCTGCGCCAATGTCCTGTGCGCCCAGTTTGGCTGTCTGCGGGAACGGTGGAGCCAGCAAGATACTGCACCGCTGCGTGGCTGCATCTGCCCACCTACCAGTGAGCAAACGTGCCAATCGCCAATGTGCCCACGCAAAAGCTATTCAGCTACATAAAGGAAAGGAAAGCAAAATGATTAAGACCCAGCACTGTCCAAACTGCGAAGCCACCGAGCAAAAGCTTAGTGTCTTTAAACAAGAGGTGAGCGATACGGTTGAGAAAGTCATTGAGAGTTGCGCCGTTACCAGTTGGGGTGCTGCAATGCTTGACCCGCTCATCATCACCAAGCCCAAGCCTGACCCGCTGGTGGGGGTGGCGGAAAGCATGGGTTATTACGATGCTGATGCCGAAGACATGGCGGAAGAAATCCGCACCGCACTGAAAGCCCAAGGGCTGGAGATACGGGAGAAGGGGTAATGACCCTGCGTCAATTCCTGCAAGATAATTTCGGCTGGGATATTTACGACTGGGCCGACGGGGAGATCCGATTTTGACGCCAGACGCACTGAGGTACATGAAGTACCGCATCAGGATCTTGCCCCAGCAGCTGGAGCTGGCTCGGCGCAGGGTCCAACACCTTGAGCGTGAGGCGAAGCGCCTCGGGCTGAACCACCTGATCGAAGGGAAAAAAGATGACTGAAGACGAACGCTATGATCGAGCGTACGAAACGGCGAAGCAAGAGATTGGCGATGTCCTCTGGGACATCTTTGACGACAGCGAGCGGATCTGCCGGGCGGAAGTCCTGCTCCAGCTGCTGTACAAAGAACTGATGGCGATGGACGACCTTGCGGATGTGGCCGATGTTACCCAAGCCATGGGCCAAATGATTGTGGTGCGAACATACTCGGACAGGGTTATGTTCAGCGCAGCAGGCAACGCGTGATGGAGGCCGTCCTCTTTATCGGTGTCATCCTGCTGATGCTGGGCGCAGTCTGGGTGGGAGATTGGCTGCATCGAGCAATCGACGAGTATAAAGATGATGAAAATCATCGATAGGGTATTGCAAGGTTGCATTGCATCTGCCACAAGGCTGCATCAGCAACGTGAAAGGTACCAAAATGGACAACCCTGAATACACCGAAAGCCAGATCAACAAGGCCCTCAAGGCGCGCACCAAGCTCGACATCACCGTCAGCTGGGACGGCTACGAGCCTGAGCAAGGCGCGACTGCCGACTTCGACGTTTACCTCGAAGGCGAGACGACCGACGTGGTTGTCTGGGATCACGGCACCTCGTTCGACATCTATGAGCGCACGGACGCGCACCGCTACGCATCCATGGGCTGGGCCGTCGGCTACGACAAGCTGGCAGCCAAACTTATCAACATCATTGAGGAGGCAATCGCCGCCGGAAAACTGGGAGAGTACGCATGAGCATCATCTGGCCATGGGCCGCACGCAAGGCGATTGAAGCCTACAAGTCGGAGGCCGACTACGCCCTCGCAATGAACGCTCGGCTTGAGCTAAAGCTGAAAGAGGCCGAGTTGCGGAACCGCATCCACAAGACCCACATCGAGCGTCTGACCGACCTGCTCAATGACGCACACTTCCGCAACCCGAAGACCGGCCGCATCGGCAAGAAAGGGGAGCGCTTCAAATGACACGAGATCTCAAGACCATCCACGCAGAGGGCCGCAAGGCCTTCGCCAAGCGCGACAAGCTCGAAGCTGAGCTGCGCGCAATCAACAACCAAATCAACCAGCTCAGGACTGAGCATATGATTATCACACGCGTCTGGGGCCTCCGAGAAGAGAGTTTCAGGCAGGAAACATCGAAAGTAGCAGCATGACCACCAAAGATGAACGTATCGCCGCCCTTGACCTCGCCATCGAGCGGGGCGGTGGTATCGTCAAGTTCTGCCAGCGCCTGAAGGTTACCCATCAGGCCGTTTACAGTTGGAAGGCCAGAGGCTGGGTGCCACCCGAGCGCGCCGTTATGCTTGAGGCTGTGTTCGGCATCCCGCGCACTGACACAATGAACCCAGATCTTGTCCGCACCCTCAGCTTGCCCAGCACAATCTGATATGCGCTACGGATCTGTCTGCAGCGGCATCGAGGCCGCCACTTCTGCTTGGCATCACATGGGCTGGGAGCCTGCGTTCTTTTCGGAGATTGAAAAGTTCCCCTGTGCTGTGCTTCAACACCACTATCCCGACGTGCCATTGCACGGCGACTTCACAACGATTGAGAAAAACCAATATGGAAATATCGACCTCCTCGTCGGCGGAACACCCTGCCAGTCATTCAGCGTCGCAGGATTGCGAGGCGGTCTGGACGACGACCGTGGTAACCTTGCGCTCGAGTTTTGCCGACTGGCTCAAAGAGAGCAACCTCGCTGGATTGTCTGGGAAAATGTCCCCGGTGTCCTGTCATCGAACGGAGGACGGGACTTTGGTTCCATCCTCGGGGCGTTGGAAGACCTCGGGTATGGCCTCGCCTACCGAGTGCTTGACGCTCAGTACTTCGGAGTGGCCCAAAGACGCCGTCGTGTGTTCGTTGTCGGATACCTTGGAGACTGGCGACCTGCCGCAGCGGTACTCTTTGAGCGCCACAGCATGTCAGGGCGTCCTGCGCCGAGCCGACCGACGCGGCAAGAAGTTGCCAGAGCGGCTGCAACGGGCGCTGAAGGCAGTGGCGGCAACGGAGGGGCACGACCTGATTTAGACACGTTTGAGTGCGGCGGCATCGGCTCCTACTCTGCCAGCGACAACAGCAGCCCGCTGCTGCGCACTGGCGCTGACCTCGGCCCGGGCTGTGAGGCGCTGATTGCCAGCACAGCCAGTGACGAACCTGACGTTGTCGGTACGCTGCGGACGCGCCGCCCCGGCGAAGGTGGTGTGCAAGGCGACTTCGATCATATCGTTCCAGTCATCAGCCCTGCCTTGAACACGCAGAGCGGATCACATCACGCGCCAGACACAAAGGCGTATGTGGCTACGTACCCCATCAACAGCATGAACGCGTTCAGAAGTCCTGACGCTGCGGCCAGCACTGGCCTCGGCCTTGGCCACGATGGCGAGGCGATGTACACGCTGACCAAAGGCGATCACCACGCAGTGGCAATCGACGCAGCACATGCGTTCAAGGTCAGGGGCGGCTGTGAGGGCGGCGGCAAGGGCTATCTGGGTTCCGACGAGGTGGCCTTCACGTTAAGCACCAATCAGGATCAGCATATATTCTCTGAACCAGCCATCGCGTGGTCAGAGGAACTGACATCCAGTGTTGACCTCGCAGGCACGATACAACGGGGTGGGAGCGGAGGCCGCCATGACGGGGTCATGGTGCCAGCCTTCACGGACACATACAACGGCACGGTCACGGGCGAAGTCGCTGCGACCCTTGGCGCAAAAAGCGGTGATGGTCTGTCTTCTGGTCCAAGTTTACTGCAAAACTCAACCGTCCGCCGCCTGACACCCGTCGAGTGCGAACGGCTGCAAGGCTTCCCCGACAACTTCACGGCAATCCCGTGGGGCAAGAAGCAAGCCGCAGACTGCCCAGACGGCCCACGCTACAAGGCGCTGGGCAACAGTATGGCGGTGCCAGTAATGCGTTGGATTGGTGAGCGTATCAACGCCGTTGATGACCTGATTTCAGTTTTGTGAGCGAGGATAACGACATGGATAATGTTCGGGCGATTGGGCCCGTCGTCCCGGCGATAGCGCCATCGCTCCACGCCGTGCGCGTCCCTGAGCCTTTGCGCGAGTTGCCCGGCTGGTTGATGTGGCGCTTCGAGCATTTCACCGGCGAGGCCAAGCCGCGCAAGATCCCGTTCTGGGCCGACGGCACACGCCGCCACGGCACGCAGGGCGGGCCGCAGGACCGTGACCGGCTGACCACCTTCGTGGCGGCGCGCGACGCTGCCATCCGCGCAGGCTTCGACGGCGTGGGCTTCGCACCCCTGTCCGACTTCGGGTTCACGTTCCTCGACTTCGACAACTGCGTCGACGTCCACGGCAACACGCCCAAAGAGATTGAGCAGATTGTCAACCGGACGTACGCCGAGTACAGTCCGAGCGGCAAGGGCATCCGCGCCGCGCTGAAGGGCGATCTGGGCAACCACAAGAGCGCGTCCACGCCTGACCAGTTCGGCTTCGAGACGTTCAGCTCGACCGGCTTCGTGACCTTTACCGGCAACATCCTGCCGTCGTGCGAGATGCTCGGCTATGAGGACCGCATCGCCGACGTCGACCAGCACACGCAGGATCTTTGTCAGCGCCGCTTCGGCGCGACGGCCGGTGCGACCTTCGACCCTGACGACTTCATGGCCGGACGCGAGCCGCGTCTTGGCCTGTCAATCAGCGAGATGGAGGCCCTGCTGGCCGTCCTCGACCCGAGCATGGGCCGCGAGCCGTGGCTGCGCGTCGGCATGGCCCTGCACCACGAGACGGACGGCGACGACGACGGCTTCGAACTGTGGGACGATTGGTCGTCCATGGGCGAAACATACCCCAGCACCGAGAGCCTGCGCTACCAGTGGGAGAGCTTCAAGCCCGCACCCGGCAAGCGACAGGTCACCATGGCGTCCGTCATCAAGATGGCGAAGGACGCAGGCTATCGCCCGTACGAGGGGCCCAGCCGCGAGGAAGTGCTGGCCAAGGCCGAGGCAATCCAAGCGGAGCTGCCAAAGAAGAGCGTCGGCCGCTTCGGCCCTGTGCCGATATACGACCTGACCCAGCGCGAGCCTATGAGCTGGCTAATCAAGGGCGTCCTGCCGAAGGCCCAGATGGGCATCCTGTTCGGCGCGTCAGGCGCTGGCAAGACGTTCGTCGCCCTCGACATCGCCTTCGCAATCGCGCGTGGCAGGGACTGGCGCGGCCGCCGCACTAAGGAAGGCCTTGTTGTCACGATTGCCGCAGAGGGCGGTTCGGGGATCGGCAAGCGCGGTGAGGCGTACGCCCATCACCACGACTTCGACCTGCGCGGCGCACGGAACATGCAAGTAATCACGGCCGCCCCGAACTTTCTGGACGCGGACGACATCTCCGAGGTGATTGCCGAGATCAAGAACATCGGCACGCCGCAGGTGATTGTGATTGACACGCTGGCGCAGGTCTCGCCCGGCGCGAACGAGAACACGTCCGATGACATGGGCCGCGTGCTGGCGAACATCCGCCTGCTGCACGAGGCCACCGGCGCGATGATCCTGATTGTCCACCACGCGGGCAAGGATCTCAGCAAGGGCTCACGCGGCTGGTCAGGCCTGAAGGCCGCAGCCGACGTCCAGATCGAGGTGCTACGCCACGAGAACGGCGAGCGTGAGATTGTGATCGAGAAGATGAAGGACGGCGAGGACGGCATCCGCTGGGGCTTCAAGCTCGAAGTGATTGAGTTGGGCATCGACTTTGATGGCGACACCATCACCAGCTGCGTCGCGGTCGAGGCCGAGTTGTCGAGGCCGACTGAAGATCCGGCCGACCGCAAGGGCACGAAGCGCCGTGGACGTGTAGAAAATCACATCCTCGAAGTCATGACCCTGTTCGGCTCGCGTGACAGCGTCAGCGCACATGAACTCGTCGAGAAGGCCGTGGAGCTTATGCCCGCCCCAGAGGACGGCAAACGGGACATCCGTCGCCAGTCTGTGGTGCGCGCAATCAACGGTTTGAGCCGCGAAAAGGACGGTCCACTAAAAATCGAAGGGGGACGTGTAATTTTTTACGAATAGGTATTGCAATCCTAGATT